GGTTCGTATATGAGCAATCAAAAAGAAAGGAAAGAACTGGTACTGACAAACTACTAGATAGTATACACTTATGAATATTATTAGTAAATGTTATCTACCGCATACCGCCTTCGGTTAGAAGGAATCTGTAAAGCAATTGCAGCAGGAACAGAAGTAAGTATGAGCGATATGATATGGGCACAAAAATTATCTAAAGCAAACACCTCTGCTAGAGGTATGTTGTCATCAGCAAGAAGATTAGCAACTGATCCTGACTCGTCTTTTCTTAAGTACTTGGACATAGGAGACCCAGATCCAAGGAAACATAGAAGGGGTTTCCAAAAACCAGAAGATGTGGTAGACTGGTTTCATCAAGAAAGGTCAGACGATTGGAGACAACGTGACTAAAAAGAAAGAAGAACGTGAGTATGCGAAGAGTCGTGAAGAATACTTTCGTGAGTTTCATCGAGTCATTGCTCCAGTGGTCGTCATGAAAAAGTATGACGAATAAAATAACAGTTCATCAACATTGGGATCCATTGAAAGTATGTGCGGTTGGTAGAAGTTATCCACCGCATTTTTATTCTAGAATAAAGAATACTAAAGTTCGTAATGCAATGGAGAAGATTGCAGTCGAGACTGAAGAAGATTATCAGAAACTTATAAACAAATTAGAAGAGTTTGGTGTCACTGTTTTGAGAACAGATATAAGTGATGACCCAGAGGTATATGTAAACGATAAGATACCACAACCTATAGGTCAAGGACATGTGACAATGTATCCTCCTATGGTACCAAGAGATTATACTGCTATGATAGGTGGCACGTTCTTCATGCCATCAAGAAACTATGGGCAGAACATTGATGTAAGAAATATATTTGACAGACTATGCACCTCACAGATGTCAGACTTGACTTATCGTGAGAAACTTATGGCAAAAATGCTAGAGGACATACTAGAACCTCAGAAAAATTTGTCCACATCTATGTCATTGTTCAAGTTTCGTACTCAAAAGAAATTCCATCAGGGAACAAAGGTTCTAACAGGCATAGATTTTGATAAGATAAAAGATGAGATAGTAAAAGCAGAGACCATGCAGATAGGTTCACCTAACAAATGTCCTAACTCTGGTAAATTTTATCCTTATGCTACGATAGAGAATTGGTTGAAGGATAATAATGTTCCAATTGTATATGATCAGTACATAAACACTGCTACTAGCATCAGATGTGGTAAAGATTTGTATTTTAGTTTCTGTCATGTCATTAATAAACTCAATCAAAAGAGTTTTGATGACAAACTAAGACGTCTATTTCCCGACTATCGTATAAATTACCTTGCCAATACAGGACATAGTGATGGTAGTACCTGTGTAGTCAAACCAGGTCTTGTAGTTTCACTAAAAGATACTGAAGATTGTCAGCAACTATTCCCTGATTGGGATGTATGCTCCATTACAGGAGAGTCTTGGGACAAAGTAGATGGTTTTCTTAAGATGAAGGAGAAAAATAGAGGAAAATACTTCGTTGCAGGTGAAGAAGACAATGATGACTTGATAGATTACATGGATAGTTGGTTATCACACTGGCAAATATACGTTGAGGAGTCAGTTTTTGATGTAAATATGCTAGTTATTGATGAAAATAATATTATATGTAATGGATATAACGAGAAAGTATTCAAATATTTTGAAAAACACGGTGTCACTCCACACGTTGTAAATTTCAGACATAGATACTTCTGGGATGGAGGTTTACATTGCATAACCTCAGACATATCCCGTGAAGGAGAACAAAAAGACTACTTCCCTGATAGAAATTACGTTTCAGATCTTATAGCATGAAGGATTTACTCCAAGATTGGTTTGATTTTATCCAAAAACCGAACAAATCATTTGATAATATGCCACCTTGTCCCTTTGCTAAGTCGGCATTCCAAAGAAAGAAGATAGATGTAATCGAATACAAGAATATGCTCACGGTCATAGAGTATATGAGTAAACCTTGGGAGAAAGAGGTTGCTATATTTGTACTACAGGACTATGGTGCAGCATATTTACAGTGGTTAGCAATGAAATTGGGTATCATGTACCCTGATTTTATATTCTTAGAGGATCATCCTGACCTAGAAGAGAATATTGACGGTCAAATCATGAATAGTGGTAAAGTATTGCTCTTAGTACAGGAAAGAAAGGAGTTAGAAGAAGCAAGAGCAGACCTTATGAAGACGAAATATTATGATAAGTGGACGTTGGAACTCAAACAAAGGATTTTCAATCGATAGATATATGTTATACTAAGTTTTTAGGGAGTACTGCTACATGGACGACGTTTCTGACCTGTGGGATGACATGGGAACGCTGAACTCGTTGTACAGCGAGATGTGCTGGAAAAATAATGAACCACTAGAGTTTATTCCCGATTATGCTAATGATCAAATCATTATTAGGCGAAAAAAATGGAACTGAAGGACTGGTTGAAGTCCATCAATGAGACTAAGATCAATCTAATTGATGATGAACCACTAATTGAAGCAAAATACCCCTCATATATCGTAAATCGATGTATGTCAGGTCAGATTGACACGCTCATGTATGCAAATGAGATGAATATATACAACCAACTAGATAACAAGCTACAGTACGATTTTTTACTATATACTCTGAGGAAGAAGAAGAGATTCTCTCCATGGATCAGGAAAGAGGAACTATCTAACCTTGAAATCATAAAAAAATACTATAAGTATAGTGATGAAAAGGCAAAGCAGGTTTTACCTTTACTAGACGATGATCAAATAAACATTATTAGACAACGGTTAGACACCGGAGGAGTGAAATGACAGTAGAACCAACCCCTAAATGGTCTCCGCAGGATATGGTAGAGATCGTTTTGAAAGAACCAGATGATTTCCTGAAAGTTAGAGAAACTCTAACAAGAATTGGCGTAGCATCACGTAAAGAGAAGAAGTTATATCAATCATGCCACATATTACATAAGCAAGGTAAGTATTATATTGTTCACTTCAAAGAATTGTTTGCCCTTGATGGTAAGCATGCTAACTTGACTATAAATGACGTACAAAGACGTAATAGAATCATAAAACTACTAGCAGATTGGGGATTGATAGTGGTAAATGAGAATCAGTTAGACTCTATACAGGATATATCATCACTCAACCAGATAAAAGTCATATCTTTTAGAGAAAAGAAAGAGTGGATACTAGAAACGAAATACAACATAGGTAAAACTAAAACCGCACCATAGGGTAATCAACACTCTCCATTTAGAGTTATAGTATTATAATTAGTAGTGTCGCCTACGGGGACATTACAACTTAGACGCTCAAGGAGGTCACTATGTTCGGAAACGGATCTATAACATTAACTGTGCCAGAGACACAGAAGTATCTTGAAAAGATACAAAGAAACATGATTGGGTTTGATGATTGGTTCAACGAGTTTGATCAACATTTTGCCAACACAAACTACCCACCTTATAATACTATAAAGGTATCTAACAATGAGTACAGGGTAGAGGTTGCATTAGCAGGATTTAGGAAAGACAACATAAAAGTTTATACCGAAGAGGGTAAACTTGTCATTGAAGGTAAGAAACCAGACGGAGTAGAGCAAGATTACGTTCACAAAGGGTTAGCACAACGTGCATTCAAACGTACTTGGTCTATGCCAAACGAATTAGAAGTCAAGTCTGTTAGATTTGAGGATGGACTATTACTTATAGACATCAAAAAACTAGTTCCAGAAGCACATCTACGTAAGGATTGGCTCTAAATACTACTACAACAGGTTAGTATGTAGTGTACAAGAAAATTTTACATCATATCAAAGCGTCAGATCTACGGGAGACCGCAGGTCTGACTTTGCGTTTTAGGGAAGAACTAAATGATAAGTTCTGGGTAAATGGTACGTTGAGACCACAGGTTCGTAAGTCACTTATGAACTTTGCTATGGCATTTGCTGATTATGTTGACCTAGATGACAGAGCAGTCGTTGATGTCCTTATGTTAGGTGGTAATGCAGGGTATAATTATACAAAATACTCTGATATTGATGTGCATTTAGTAGTAGATACAAATTATATTCCACAGTG